TTCAGCGATCAAGAGGACTCAAATACGTGGACTCCATCAGCTACAAACCAAGCTGGAAGTTTCACGTTAGCCACCAATGGCAACCTAATACTTGGTCGTAGAATGAGGGGTGAAACTCTTCTCTTAACCGATGTAGACGCTCACGTGATGCGCTACATAGGCCCCCCGCTCGTCCATAGCTTTGTACAAGTTGGAACAGGCTGTGGCGCTATCAGCGCCAATGCCTGTGTCATAGCAGACGGTTCAGCGATCTGGATGGGTCGTAACGGTTTCTTCACATACTCTGGCTCCGTGCGTTCTTTACGATCTGCTGTTGGCGACTTCATCTTTGAGAATATGAATGTTGACCAACGCAGTAAAGTGTTTGGGGTTTTAAACAGTAACTTCGCTGAAGTCACTTGGTTTTATCCTAGCTCTGGGAGTAATGAAAACGACAGCTATGTAAGCTTTAATTATCGTGAAAACCACTGGCAAATAGGGACACTTGCCAGAACTGCTGGCTTTGATTCTGGCGCTTTCGTTTACAGTAATTACGTTGATACGAACGGAATTATTTTCGAGCATGAAGCTGGTTATGCTTACGACTCTGACACCGAAATATTCGTTGAAAGCGGCCCTATAGAGATAGGCAACGGTGATCGTTATATGGTGGCTAAGAGCCTCATTAGCGACGAGAACGAAGCTGGTGCGGTAACAGCAACCTTCAAGACTAAGAACTACCCTACGGCTTCAGAATCGACTCACGGGCCTTTCAATCTTACCTCTACACCTACGTCTGTTCGCTTCACTGGAAGACAGGTAAATATGCGGGTGACAGGCAATAGTAACTCAAGCTGGCGAGTCGGTGACATGCGCTTGGACGTAGTGCCTGGGGGTAGAAGATGAGACTACCTAATGCTACTGACGAGTATTCTCGTCAGGAAGAACAGCAGAAGAACTTATTGATTGAGCAAGCTGACCTTTTGAACTTTAAAAAGCTTCAAGATATAGAGGTTGGCTCTGCAAGATTAATTCTCAAGTCACCCAACGGCACTCGTTATTCTGTGGCTGTTGATAATTCTGGCAACCTTTCGGCTACCTCCTTATGAGTGCGCAAAGAAAAATTAGTGCTGCTGAAGTCATGGAGCCGTATCGACCTATGGTCGAAGCGGCACTTCGTTATGCAGGGGAAACTTTCGTGTATCAGGACGTTGTTGATCACGTGCAAGAAGGCGATATGTTCTTCTGGCCTGCTGAAGAAAGCTTCCTTGTTACTGAGGTTGCGCAGTTCCCTCGTAAACGCACACTCCACATATTCTTGGCTGGCGGCAAGTTATCTGAAGTAAAGAGTATGGACGAGTCGTTAATCGCTTACGCAACGGCTCTTGGGTGTACGGCGATATCTTTATGTGGTCGCGCTGGCTGGGAAAAAGCCTTGAAAGACTTAGGTTATAAAAAAATTCACACAACGATAGGTAAGAATATAAATGGCTAATGGAATTCTTAATTTTGATCCTGATGAGATTGATCAAAGTGTGATCGACTTTTATGGCGGTAATGCGCAGCAGATAGCCCAACCTGACGCTGGGTACTTTGCGGAGTTCCCATTGCCAAATAGTGAACCTCAGACAGCTTTTACCTCAGATCCAATGGGCTTTACTCAAGATCCGAATGTAACCCCGCAACAAAGCGAAGATATTTTTGCCATTCGGCAAAAGATTGCTCAAAACGCAGAGATGGCAAGGCGTGGTTTTAACATGCCAACTGGCTTTAGCCAAGTTGACGCTGAAGGATTACAACAAGTCTATCCAGAGCTAAATCTCAGCATGGCAGGACAAGATTTATTCTCAGCAGTCAACAACGACCAAGCCAGTGAAATCCAAAGACGCATGGAGGAGTTGGTTGGTTTGCAATCCTCTGAAGCAGAGCAAAGCGCAATGATGCCGTTTATGCCAAGCCAGACTAGCTCTGCACCAGCAACGAGGGTTTCGACTCCCGTTGACAGGACTCTACAAGACAGAATTACAGAACTCGAAATGATGAATCAAGGTAAAATGCCTCAGTTTGGATTTATGGGAAGCAATCTTGATTTAGGAAACATGGGATATTAAATTATGGCTGGTAAAAACAGAAGCAGTAGTAGTACGACCTTCGATCCAGAACTGAAAAATGCAGCGTTGCAGGTCTTTCGGCGGGGAGATGTATTATCTCAACAACCCTATCAGCCTTATGATTCAGCTACAGTAGCCCCTTTAGCGCCTTCTCAAATAGAAGGAATGCAGATGAGTGCTGATGCTGCGAGATCAGGGATTGGGCAAGATCAGCTTGCACAAGCTAACACTGCCGCTGGACGAGCGGCTGGGTTTACACCCTCTTTCTTCGATGTAAACCTCGGTATGAATGTTCCAGATGTCGCCTCAAGAGACATCTCAGCAGACCAGATTGGGCCGTTGGGTGCGTTAAGTCCCGAACGACTCCAACAGGCCTCAGCCGTTAATACCAATGCCTTTAATGTCGCTCCTGTCACTGCGCAACAAATACAAGGTCGCACTGTAGACGCACAAAGTTTGGCTGGCGCTGATTTGTCTCCATATCAAAACCAATACCAGACCCAAGTTATCGACACAGCATTAGGCGATATCGAAAGATCTCGCCTAATGGCTCAAAATCAAAATGCAGCAGATGCTATAAAAGCCAACGCCTTCGGTGGTGATCGTCAAGCTATCTTAGAATCAGAGACTAACAGAGGCTTCGCTGATCAAGCGGCTAGAACAGCAGCTACTCTAAGAGCGCAGGGCTTTGAGAACGCAGCCAGTAGAGCGGAAGCTGATATCGGCAGAGCGCAGCAAGCAGGGTTTCAGACCGCTAATCTTGGCGCTCAAGCAGACTTGGCTAACCAACGCGCTGGCTTAGAAGCTGGAACACTATCTGCTCAACTAGGTTTAGAAAGCCAAGTTGAGCAAGGCAGACAAGCACTGCAAAGTGGCTTGGCTGCACAGTCGCAAGACACTCAAAGAATGATGGCTAACCAAGATGCTGGTTTAGCAGCCGGACAGCAAAATTTAAATGCTGAGTTAGCACGACAAAGAGCAAATCAAGAACAAAACTTAGCTGCGCAACGCAATAACGCGCAGCTTGGTTTCGATGCTGCTCGTAGTAATCAGCAAGCTGCATTGGAGGCAGAGACTCAGCGTAGATCGCTAGAGTCTCAACTAGCTTTAGATCGTGAACGTCAGAACCTAAGCGCCCTTGGTATTAACCTTGAAGGCGCTAACGCTTTAGGGCGGTTAGGTGGTCAAGCTAGAGACTTTGCATTTGGTGATGCTGCCGCCCTCGAGAGTGTTGGTGATCGACAGCGCGAGTCTGCTCAAGAGTTATTAGAAGATCGTTACAGACGCTTCCTTGAGCAACGGGACGCACCGCTACGCGCATTTGACATCCTTCGTGCTGGCGCTGGCATATTGCCATCGCCAGTTATGCAATCCTCTAAGGGTAGAGGGTTCACGGTATTAGGAGGCTGATATGGGTGCAGCAGTAGCAGCTATCGTAAAAAATAAAATAAAGGCAAAGATTGGCGAGAAGGCTGGTGGCAAAAATCAATTTGGTTTTGCTGGTGGTCTTTTTAACAAAAAACTTGAAGATACCGCTGAGAAGGTTGAGGACGTTAAGTCTCTAGCTACCGACCCTATGCAGTTCGTGAAAGATCGTTTAGATGATCGGATCGCTGAAAAGCGAGAGCGGATAGACGGCATATTAAATCCTCGCCGCACAATCAAGAATCAACTTATGGAGCAAGGCTTTCCTGAAGATGCCATAGATTCGGTTCTTTCCACCATGTCTATTCGTCGTGATGACGAAGAGATTCCAACCCCAGGAGTGAGCCGTGGCATCCTCTGATGAAGAAAACAAGCGTAGATACTTAGCTAATTTAGCAGCTATGGGAACTGACCTGGCGTTTGAGTCAGAGATGGCGAGTAACCCAGAAATCATGCGAGATATCGCTCCAAACGAATATTTACGATCAATAGATCAGGCCGCTGCCTTCGACGATATGTCTCAGAATAGTTTGCAACGCGCTAGGGCGCTTGCAAACACTCAAGTCCAGCAAGAGCCAATTCAAAATAACTTCTTTACCCAAAGAGGCGATAATAAAGCATTAAACCTTTTGCGAGGTATTGTAGGTAATCGTTTAATTAGCAGAGGTCTGCTCGAAGATCCTACTGATATTGCCAAGCGTAATTTGTATGCGAGACAAGCAAGAACGGCTCAGATCGCTAACCTTGGTGATGAGGCGCAAAACATACAGGACTTAGCAAACCAGACTCGCGCTCAAGCATTTGCGAGAGCGCAGCAAGCTGGCGTTAACGTAGACCCTAGATTAGCTCTCAGCGCAAAAGAACAAGTTACGAATGCTATAACCACGCAAGGGCTTGACTTTAATCCATCAGATGCTCTCACGTACTCGCAGGATTCTGATAACGAGATAAGATTTCAATATCAAAGGCAATTACTTCCTGGTCTTGTGGCTAGTGGCACAATTACTGAAGCGCAAAAAAGCGTTTTTGAGAATCAAGACGCAGAGACTCTAAATAATTCTTTGATGAGCTTGAGGGTTCCCGCTCAAGATGGGGGGGCTTTGCCAGGAGATACGATAAATCCGCTCACGGGAGAAACGTTTTTTAGTGCCAACTACAGCAATGAAGCTCGTAGCGAAATGAGGCTCTTTGGTGAAGAATTAACCGCACCAGAACGCCGCGCAAATAAATCCTACGGAGATATACACGAAGAGTATCGTCGTAGTGGAAGATTCATTGATGGTCAAAACATCGCTGATCTAAGCAAGGTTGTAGGTAACTTGACTGAAGCCGTTGACGAAAAGAGTAAGGCTTTTACTGGGCCGATTGCGGGTAAAATACCAGATGCTCTTAAGGCTTTTTACGGACAAGGCCAAAAGGCTTTAGATACTAGAGCGGCTCTGAGGAATGTTGTTCAAAAAACATTTAGAGAGATTCTAGGCGGTCAGTTCGCATTCCTAGAAGGTGAGCGTTTAATACAGAACGCATACGACGAAAATTTACCGCCTGAATATAATCTTATTCGTGTTCGCAGATTACTTTTTCAGGCTACAGAAATTGCTAAAGCTGGCGCTGAAAGGGCTGCACACTTTGACACTTACGGAACCCTGTATGGTGCTAATGAGAAGCAACTTGATAGCGGTCTTGACGGTCTTATAGCTTCCGTTAGTGACGAAACTATTGCTGAAAGAGGTCTTTATTCGTTGTTTAGCGGAGAAGAAAGGGAGCTGATGTTTAATGCTCTTCTTATGGAAGGCTCACCTAAATCATTAAAAGAACTTCAAGAGATTAAAGATTGGGAGGCAGAGAATATCCAATGACTACAGTAAGCCCATATCAACAATACATGCAGCACTTGCAAGCTGGCGGGAAAAAGGATGACTTTCAAATCCCGCAGCAGCAAATATCTCAATCAAGTTACTTTGACGATGTGGTATCTAACACGCCTCAAAGCATTGCAAACCTATTTACAGATGCGATTTATCCATTCCTGAACCCTGTAGAAACGGCCAAATCTATGAAAGATTTGGGCGTTGGCGTTTACAGCTTAATGACTGATGGTGGTGAGCCTGAAGAAGCCGTTGCAGAGGCTATAGGCGAGTATTTTAAAGAACGCTATGGTTCTGTGGAGGCTTTTCAAAACAGCTTTAGAACCGACCCTGCTGGCGTTGTAAGTGATGTTGCAGGAATAGTGACTGGTGGTGCTTTATTAGCTGCTAAGGGCGCTTCCAAGACTGCAAAAGTCGCTGCAAAGGCTGGTAAAGACCAGATGGCTCAGAAGGCTCAAGCGGTCAGTAACGCCCTGCAAAAGACCTCGGAATTTGCCTCAAGCAGAGATCCGTTAACTGCAATACCAGAGGCTTCTATTGATCTTCTTAATAATATCGGTGGTGGTCGTTTAGCCTCTGGTGCAGGAAATGTGACAGCAGAGATTCTGGGCCGAACCACTGGTGTCGGCCCAGACGCTATTAGTGAAGCTTTCACTGCTTCTAGGGCGGGTGGTGATACACGCAAAGCTTATTTTGAAGCTTTGCGAAACCCGAATCGTTTAGAAACTGCGCAGCTTGCAAAGAACAGTGCATTGCAAATTCGTCGTGAAGCTTCTGGTTTATATACTCGACAAAAAGCTGCGCTTGGATTAAATGAAATAGATTACGACTATGGTGGTGTAAGAAAAAAAATTAAGGAGCTAAAAGAAAGAGAAAACCTCATGGGCAAAAAAGGTTTGCCTAGAGGGGCTTTAGAGCCAGAAGCCAAGGATGAAATCAAAGCGATTTTAGCGGAAGTAGGTAAGACTGTAGGAAATCCTGCTGATAGAAACCTTGGAGGGTTAGACGATGCAATCGTTAAGTTAAACGCGACTTACGGTGGCTTAAAGACTGGCGCTGCTAAGACTTATCACCAAGAACTAAAGCAAGCAATGTTGGCAGAGATGAGAGGCAAGGTTGGGGACGGTTACGATCAAGTCCTCGTCCCATACCATGAAACAAGAACGTTGCTAGATCAGTTTGATACTGAACTCAAGGTTAACCCTAGCGGTGAGCGTAATCTCAATCAAATGTATCGTGGCTTATTGCGTTCTCTTCGCAGCAACGTAAACACAAATTTCGGTGAGTCAGCCAATCTGCTGCGCCAGTTAGACGCAGCAGATCCTTCAGCACCTATCACTGCGCGTATAGCTGGCGAAACTCTTACTCCAGGAATGCCTTCTGGCCTTTTAGGTACGACTACGGCATTGAGCAGTAATGTTCTTACTGCTATGAATGCTCCTCAAATATTACCTCTTACCATTGCGGCATCATCTCCAAGACTTGTTGGAGAAGCCGTAGGAGCGGCTGGTGCTGCATCAGGAATATTAGGTCGTGCAAACCCATCTGCCCTTCAAAATGCCGCAAGAGCTTCACGACAAGTCGGGATACTTGGGCAAGAAGCTGGAATGGCAAGGCAAGATATAGAAGATCAAAACTCTCCTTATCAGCAATTCCTCAAAAGTATCCGCTAATGCGAAAACAAAAGACGAAAAGCACAGTAAACGCCGCTGGCAATTATACGAAGCCAACGATGCGTAAGACTTTATTTCAAAAAATAAAGTCTGGCGGCAAAGGCGGTAAACCAGGTCAATGGTCTGCGCGTAAAGCGCAGATGTTGGCCGCTGAATATAAGCGTAAAGGTGGAGGGTATACATCGTGAAAGGAGTCGCTCACTACACTCGCAAGGGTACTAAGTGGACAGGGAATAGTCACAAGATGCCTAACGGCGATCTACACACCAACAAGTCGCACACTAAGACGAGCCAAAAGCTTTTTCACTTTGATGAGTTAAGCAAGACGGCTCAAAAGAAAGCTAAGGGGAAATAAGATGGGCAATAAAAGCTATGGAAAGAAGCCAATGAGTCGTAAGGCTTACGCTACTGATGTAATGAAGAAAAAGAACAAGGGTAAGAAGAAGAAGTGAGTCTTAAAAAACCTCAACGCGATCTTAAAAAATGGACGAGCCAGAATTGGACTACCAAGTCTGGCAAGCCCAGCACTCAAGGCAGTAGAGCCACAGGTGAGCGTTATTTACCGGAGAGAGCTATTGCAGCGTTATCAGACTCGGAATATGCCGCTTCAACACGTAAGAAAAGAAAGGATAAGAAGGCTGGAAGGCAACACAGTTCGCAGCCGAGCGCAGTGGCTAAAAAGACTCGTAGGTATACCTGATGTTGACGGACGCAGAGAAGAAAAGACTGAAGAAGGTGGGGCTTACGGGCCTGAACAAACCAAGGCTGACACCGAAGCATCCAACTAAAAAAGGCGTAGTTGCTATCAGAGATGGCGAGAGCGTAAGAACCATTAGATTTGGCGATCAAAGCATGGGGCATAACTTTAGCGCAGAAGCTCGTAAGAGCTTCAAAGCGCGACATGCAAAGAACATCGCTAAAGGTAAGACGAGTGCTGCTTTCTGGGCTAACAAAGTCCTGTGGAGCGGCCCTAGCGGTAATACAAAGAATCCACCAAAGAGATAGAAGGAGTAGTAAAATGGCGTATGGACGTATGGCGATGAAGAAGATGGGGCGGAAAGGTATGCAAAGAGCAATGCAAGGTAAGAAAGGCTTGAAGCCAGCATACCCGCCTCGTTAATTACAACTTGGTTGTAGTTGGATTACGCCCAAATCGGTTTAATTAAGGTTAATCAATAACTTAGCATTATGCCGAATTAGGGCGCAATCTGACGAAATACTGTTAAACATCATACATTTAGGTCTTAAACGGTCTGAATCCCTCTCTCTCCGCCAATTCCTAAGCTATTGATTTGAAACCTGTTTAAACCTTATAATTTCTGCTGTTGTAATATAGTGGGAGTTGAGATGGCATCTATTCGTCGTAGAAATGAAGGCTGGATAGCCCAGGTCGCTAAAAAAGGCTTTCGCAGGATCAGTAAGAAGTTCCCCACGAAGAAATCAGCGCAGATCTGGTCACAGCGTATTGAGACCGAGATGGCGTGTGGCACGTATATAGATGAAAAACAATTAGAAGCGACCACCGTTGCTTCTATACTAGAGCGTTACGCTTGTGAGATACACGCTATTAAGCCTTTTGGTCGTAGTAAAATGGCTAGTGTCAGGCAATTGCAACGATTCTTCACCGACATATCTGTGGGTGACTTAGACTCATCTACGATCACTAAATACGCGACCACTCGTCGTAAGACGGTTGCTGGCTCTACGGTAACTCAAGAGCTTTCTTATCTAGGGCAAGCACTGGATATAGCCAGAGATCTGTGGGGTCTTCAGATGGTGCAGAACCCCATCAAGAAGACCATGCCTACCTTACGACTATTAAGGCTCACAGGCTCAACTAAAGAGCGTGATAGGCGACCTACTAGAGAGGAGATGGCCTTGTTGCTTGAGGCAACAAGCCATCATTGGCTAAATGCGTTTATACGAATAGCTGTAGACTCTGCTATGCGTCAAAGCGAGATCCACAAATTACTCTGGGTAGATATAGAGCTAGAGCAAAGGACGATTCTGGTAAGGCAGCGCAAAGATCCAAAGAATAAAGAAGGTAACGACCAATACATCCCCATCTTTGAAGATACGTTGGCAGTGCTTGAGGCACTGCCTCGTTATGGCAGTAGAGTGTTTGATAGCCCTCAGACTGCGCCTAGCGTCAGCGATGCCTTTGCCAAGCTTACTAAAAGGCTAGAGATAGATGACCTACGCTTTCACGACTTGAGACATGAAGCGGTAAGTCGTTTATTTGAGCGTGGTTTTTCTATAGAGCAAGTGGCCTTAGTTTCAGGCCATAAAGACTGGAAACAGTTAAAGCGTTATACGAATCTCAAGGCGACTGATTTGCTTTGAAATTTAAGTGATCAAAGTCCATAACAATATTTCCAATTTCTGCAACGAGCATAGGAACAACCGCATTTCCTAAAGCTTTAAGTCTGTGTGTCCTATTGGAAACCCCATGAGCCACTCTACAAATTGAGGGTTCAACGTCCCAAGCGCCCATTCCTCTGGGCTGTTCCCTCTTATTGCTGGATGGTTGCCAAGCATAGCTTGCATTTTCCCGTTTGGGGTTCCCGCTGCGTCCTCGTTTGCTGTCGGAGTGGGCCACAAACCAAACTCTGTCTCGTCTGTGATGGGCATCGACGGCACAAGCTGGAATAATAAACGTCCAGACGGCGTAGCCTTCCCCTTCCAAGTCAGAAAGCACCTTGTCGAGTTCCATTGAGATGATTCCAGAAACATTCTCGCCAATGACCCATCGGGGAGCCACTTCTCGTATAATTCGCAACATCTCAGGCCAGAGAGAGCGATCATCTTCTGCCCCGAGTCGCTTCCCGGCGACACTGAATGGCTGACAAGGGAATCCCCCGCAAACAAGTTCAACTGCTCCGTTGTAGTCACTACCGTCCAACTCCGTTATATCTGAATGGATAGGAACATGGGGCCATCCTTTCTTTAATACCTCTTGACAGAAAGTATCTTTTTCACAAAATGCTATTGTCTGCATTCCTGCTTTTTCGAGTCCTAATGAAAAACCACCAATTCCAGAAAATAAATCTAATACTTTCATTTACTTCCAACAAACAGATCTCTCATAAGTAATCGTCACGTTGATGCGTTTCGACCTTCCCATCCTTAACGCAATAGCGCCTAACCACGTTATAAATGCTGTTTGCGCTAACGCCTGTTATCTTGGCAATCTCAGCCCTGCGTATATCCTTACCTTCTAACGCCAAAATCTCTCTGATCTTATCGTCGCTTAGTCTTTTAAAAATACTTCCAGCTCGATCTTCAGATTGTTTGGCCTTTTTTTCGGTCTGCTTCTTTGCGCTTTGCAAAGCCTTCATAAATTTAGAATCCATTTAATCTCCTGAAAGCCCCGCCTTGCGACCACACGGACGGGAACGTGCTAATAGGGACGGAAAGTAGGTGTAAAACCGCCCTGGTCTAAAATCTGCGTCTAAGTTCACGATTACAAAGATCAATAGTCGTAATTGATTGTCTCGACTTCTCCTCAGCCATATCTGGATACGCGACCAGTAAGGTCGCGTGTTCCATAAGCACTTTCCTCAATTCCTCAACTGAGGCGTTCGCAAACTTTCTAATCGTGTCAGTCTGAAAATTACTCACTGGTCTGAGAACAACCTCGCAACCTCATTAGTTTTGTAATAAATTTGCCGACCAATCTTGCTTTGGGTCAATTTAATATCGCCAGCCCTGACCTTATTGTTAAGATGCTCGACATTGGCAACTCTTAAAAACTCTGCTAATTCCTTAGCAGTCATTAGAGGGCCGTAAATCTCGCTTACTTGAGTCTCAAATTCACTCATCTTGCATACTCTCCAGCCAGCGAAAATACATCGTCGGGCTAATGAGTAGAGATGGCCTAGCCTCGCTTACCCTCTTCTCAACGAGGGCTTTATATGTCGTAAGGCCATTGTCTTTACGCTTTGTCGCTTCTGCTTTTAAAGCAGAAAACGAGCTATGTAGATCTGGATACCTTTCGTGAAAGTTCTTCAACGTCATGTAGTCGTCAATCATTCTCGTCATAGGGTTAAACTCCCATCAAATTCATCTAATATGTTGAACATCTCTTGAGATCCTTCGACATCCCAGTTATTGCGGCAAAGCCAAGCAATCTTTTCTGAACTAAGCCCGTTCACATCGTTAGTGAACCTAAAGTCGTCTCGCTGATATTCTTTCTTCTCTTCGTCAATACACATCGCTGGGATAAGGTCTGGTATCCACTGGTGATCTGCGCAGCTAACTCTTTGCTCCTCTAAAGTCAGAACCTTTCGCTTTCTTCGACAGCCCCAACGCCCACGTTTTTCTTCGTGGTCGTTGAGATCTCTACGACTGTGATCACAGTTACGACAATTTGGATTCGGTGGTGTCCACTCCATCAAATAGATATTCTTCTGCTCTTCGGTCATAAAGTTTTTAACGCGATAATCGTTAGGTGTCATCGTCGGATGCGGAACTGAGGTCATAGCGACCAAGTTCTCGCACTTGAGCTTAATCTGCTCCCAAACGACTTCATCAAACGGCACCACCTCTTCGTAGAGTTCAGAGTTGTTTTTGTTCATCACGACCACATGACAGGCATCCATGCCTAAGCCGAAGAGTTCGTTGCCAGCGCCCATGTAGGCTTGGATCTGGAAGTAGTAACCTTCGTCCCACTCTTTATAGCTACCGAGCTTTTGCAGCCTTCTGAACCTTGTTTGATTAGAAGATTTATACTCTGCAAGTCTCGTCTGATCTTTTTCTAGCAGTCGCA